ATGATCTTGAAGAGGAACAGGTATTCGTTATGAGTAAGATGATTCAAGATCTCTTCAGAGACGCCCAGGATGTCTACAGTTACCTTCTATCGCAAGGGGTGGCAAAGGAGTGTGCGAGATTTGTACTCCCTCTGGCGACCCCTACACGCATCTATATGACGGGTTCCTGTCGTTCATGGATACATTATATCAATTTGCGATCTGCACATGGAACACAAAAGGAACATATGTTAATCGCAGAGGAATGTAGATCAGTATTTAAGACACAGTTTCCTACTGTTGCAGAAGCCCTTGACTGGTAAAGGAGTTTGAAGTAAACTGGCACTAGTGTTAGAACACTCCTGTCTATGAATATATTTGTTACTAATGAGTTCCCCGCAGAATCTGCAGTTGTTTTGCCAGACAAACACATTGTAAAAATGCCACTTGAATGTTGCCAGATGTTATCCATCGTATCATCTACGTGGTATCACAACTATGGACCTTTGCCAAAATTAGATGGTACTCCTTATGCAACTAAGAAAGGTGCATTTCGAAATCATCCATGTACTCGGTGGGCTGCAGAATCTATACATAATGCATACTGGTTAATCAAACACGGAATGAATCTGTGTGATGAATATGCGGTACGTTACAATAAAACACATTCGTGTTATAATACTCTTCTTGCAGCATATTATCTTTTCCCCAAAGGTAAAATTACAAAAGTAACTTCGTTCGTTCGTGCAATGCCAAATGAATTTAAACTTAACACAAGCATTGACACTTTTACTGCTTACAAAATGTATATCGCATCCAAACCTTGGGTTGCATCTAATTATCTTCGTATGCCGCAACGCAAACCTGATTGGGTCTAAATAAAAAGGAGGAATAATGCCCACATATCCTGTAATTAATAAAACTACTGGCGACAAACAAGAGCTCTACATGTCAATGGCAGAGTATGACCAGTGGAGAAAAGATAATCCCGATTGGGATAAAGACTGGTCCGCTGGTGTTGCGAGTGCAGTAAGTGAAGTTGGAGATTGGAGAAATAAAGTTCCATCTCCTGTTCGTGAAAAACTCAATACCATTAAACAAAACCATCACGGTTCTACTATTGACCCTTAACAACTATGGCAAGAGCTGCAAAAAATGTGACCAAAGATGGAGCATTTGCGAATCTAAAATCTAGACAACTTAAAAGAAAAAAACCAATCAATGGTGATCATCTTGTAAAAATAGAACCACTAACTCCATCTCAAGAAAAAATTTTTGAACACTGGAATAATAATAAAAATTTATTCCTTTATGGAGCAGCTGGTACGGGAAAAACTTTTGTTGCCTTATATCTTGCTCTTCAAGAAATTCTTAAAGAAAACTCTATTTACGAAAAAGTATATCTTGTCCGTTCCCTAGTTGCAACTAGAGAAATTGGTTTTCTTCCAGGAGATCATGAAGACAAGTCCTCTCTGTATCAAATCCCATATAAAAATATGGTGAAGTATATGTTTGAGATGCCCGATGATGCCTCCTTTGAGTCACTTTATGGTAATCTAAAATCACAAGGAACTATTAGTTTTTGGTCAACATCATTTATTCGTGGCACTACATTAGACAAATCAATTGTTATTGTAGATGAATGTCAGAATCTAAATTTTCATGAATTAGATTCTATTATTACTCGGGTTGGTGAAGATTGTAAAATTATGTTCTGTGGTGATGTTAATCAAACAGATCTTCAAAGAACAAATGAAAAAAATGGCGTTCTAAATTTCATGAGTATTCTTCAAACTATGGAAGAATTTGGTATGGTAGAATTTGGCATTGAAGATATTGTACGATCTGGTCTTATTCGTAGTTACTTAATTAGTAAGATTAGTCTGGGGTTCTAATGTTTAATCATGTTAATATAGAGTTGCCTTCTAAACTCAAACGAGTTGAAGTAGATGGTAAACGATACTATGAAGTTCCTGGAAAAGAGGATATAAAACTAGTTTCAATAACAACCGTTACTAGTTTTCAAAAACGTCAAAGTATAGTAGAATGGCGTAATCGTGTTGGACATGATAAAGCAAATAAAATCTCACAAAAAGCTTCAAGTCGTGGAACTGATATGCACACTTTGGTAGAATATTATTTAAAAAATAAATCTCTTCCAGAAGTGCAACCATTATCTCAATTCCTTTTTAAATTTGCAAGAGCAGATTTAGATAGAATCAACAACATTCATGCCTTAGAGACACCACTCTATAGTCTTAAGTTAGGTATTGCAGGCACAGTAGATTGCATTGCTGAATACACTGGAGAATCTGGAATACCTGAATTGTCAATCATTGACTTTAAAACTTCCAAAGAACCAAAACCTAAAGAATGGATTGAAGATTATTTTGTTCAAGCAGTTGGTTATGCTTGTATGTTATATGAACTTACTGGTCTTATAACAAAAAAATTAGTTATCATTATGTCATGTGAAAACGGAGAATGTAAAGTCTATGAAGAATATGACAAATCAAAATACATTAGAAAACTTAGTCAGTATATACAAGAATGGAAACAATCTAATGAGTAAAAGTCAGGAGGCATTGAATGAGGTTTTAAATGACAAGTTTATGACTCCAACTAAATTCTCGTTGGAAATTGAAAAAATTGTAAAGGACAGTAATGGACAACTCAATTATATTGAAGCTGTATTAACTTACTGTGATGAACATGAAATTGAAATTGAAACTGTACCAAAACTTTTATCAAAAACATTAAAAGAAAAAATTAAGTATGAAGCACAAAGATTATCTTTCATGAAGAAAACATCTCGCGCTAGATTACCACTTTGATATGAATGGTTTTGAAGTTTATAAAATTTATCTTTCATTAAAACTTCATTTTTCAAAAGATACATATAACTTCTTTTTATTCAACGGGAAGTCAAGGGCTAGTCTTGCGTCTTTTGAAAAACGAAATGATAAGTATTTCTTTAAAAAACTTGCATTGAAGTATGACAAGAATACTATTATAGAATTTTTTGTTTCTCACTTTATACATGATGATAAATTCTGGATAGGAAATATTTCATTACATAATTCTAAAATTTATTCTGAATGGAAAAATAAACTTCATAGTTTGAGTTTCAAATTCTCAAATGAGATCGAGGAACTTGTTAACATAGAACCAAACTTTGATAAGATATTTTATTCAGATGGTGGGCATCCATTGTTACTTAAACAACATTTTTCTGGTCAATTAAGTTTAGAATCCTTGGTCATTCTAAATAAAGTTCTTAATTTTGTTCCAGTGTTCGACAAACAAATTAAAGAACCAGTGGTCTGGCCAGATTTAAAAAGAAAGGTAGTAAAGTACGAACCATTTCTTTCAATAGATGTACCTAAATATAAAAAGATTCTTTATGACAAGGTATGCAGTTCTTTGATCACGACATAGTTCGTTCCGAAGCTGCAGAATTAATGCGTATTCAAGAAGATCTAAATGATCTTTTCAGTTCTGGTAAATTTAGAACTAAAGAGGGTAGAGAAGTTTACTTCTTTTTAATGGAAAGACTTTTAGATATTCAGCATGTCATCTATTTCAGAGCAAGATATTCTGATCATGATGATGCAAAAGAATACATTAAAATGTTACAGGATCACCTTCACCTAGTTGCCAGAGATGGCGAACATGATGTGTTTCAGGTATACGAACGTATGAAACGTGACCTGAAGCACCTCAAGGAATTTGTCACGGAAGAGCCTTGACAGGCTCCCCTCGGTGTGGTATGATAACTAGGTGGTCAAAACCACAAAGGCCAAATACGTACACAATACGGAGAAATACACATGTCTTTTGCTGCTCTTAAGAAAAATTCTAATTCTGCGTTTGAGAAACTGACCAGGGAACTTGAAAAGATTAGTTCTACTGAGTCTAGTAGTGGTGATGATCGTTTCTGGAAACCAGAATTGGATAAGTCTGGTAATGGTTATGCAGTGATTCGTTTTCTTCCTGCTCCTGAAGGAGAGGATATTCCTTGGGTAAAAGTGTTTAGTCACGCTTTCCAAGGACCAGGTGGATGGTATATTGAAAACAGTCTTACTACACTTGGTAAGTCTGATCCCGTTGGAGATATGAACCGCGAATTGTGGAATTCGGGTTCCGATAAAGACAAAGAGATTGCTCGTAAACAAAAACGCAAACTCTCTTATTACTCTAACATCTATGTTGTAAAGGATCCAGTAAATCCTCAGAATGAAGGTAAGGTATTCCTGTTCAAATTTGGTAAAAAGATTTTTGATAAAATCATGGGTGCAATGCAACCTGAATTTGAAGATGAATCTCCAGTAAATCCTTTTGATCTCTGGCAAGGTGCAGACTTTAAACTGAAGATCATGAAGAAAGATGGTTACTGGAACTATGATAAGTCTGAGTTTGCAAGTTCTGGAACTCTTGGTAATTTTGATGATGATGATCTGGAAGTGATCTATAAAAAAGAACATTCATTGAGTGCATTCACTGATGCTTCTAATTTTAAAACCTATGAAGAACTTGAAAAACGTATGAGTCTTGTTCTCAAAGGTCGTCCTCAACAGAGAGTGGATATGGAGACTGAAGAAGATGAAGATTTTGAGGTTGAAATTCCTCGTACAACTTCATCAGCATCTAAAGTACGCGAAGAGGTAACACCTCGGATATCTTCTGAGGATGAATCAGATACTTTAAGTTTCTTTGCTAAACTTGCTGAGTTTGACGAAGATTGATACGTTAAAGGGGGTCTTAAGACCCCCTTTTTTATGACGATGTTTCGGAAATCCTATATCCTTCTTGAGTAATTTTATATGGCGTATCATATGCAAGAAGAGTGATCAATTCTTTTTCTAATGTACTAAGATATTTTGACTTTGGTAGTTTAATTTCTCTTTTTAATTCATTTAATTCATATTCATAGTCTCTATTAGTTACTTCTCGAAGTTTGTCAGCAGTTGCTAATCTTTCTACCATTGAAATTATTTGATTGTTATTATTTTTTTCTATATTATAAATGTATTTCATGGACCAATTTTCATATCGTGTAAATTTAATAGCATAATTTGGAAATATATTATATTCTAGATTTCTAGAAATAGTTATTATGGGTTTGTTATTAATAACCTCAATGTTTACAATTTTTGTATCAAATTGTATATTTAATAAATCCCCCACCAAAAGATTTTCTGCACTTCCTAATTCAATTGTGTTTGATCCTCTTGCAGAAAATTTAGAAACATATCTAAGATTATCTTTAAGAATTTTTGGTTTATAGTTAGTAAGATTTTGTTCGGGGGTATCTTGAAACATTTCTACAATCACGCCTGGTTCAATGACAGTATCTCCAGATGAATTTTTAATTTCTGTGGTCTCCCAATGTCTTGGTTTATTTTCGTAATCTCCATATTTTAATTGAATATATCTGTCTAATTCATCTTGTGCCATCGGCCACATTTGATTTAAATCAGTGATGTTATTAAGAATTAATATCGTCCAGAACCATTCCGAATCTCCATATTGATCATATGCAATACTATCTGCAGTTTCTCCAGGTTGAATTGTGTATGGAATAGATGATGCATATATTGCATTAAAACTGTCTCTAGCTCTTACTCTTCTAAAAATATTTTTAGACAGTTTATACTTTCCGGCAACTTTAAAGTCTGGGTAAAGAAAATTTGGAATGGAATCAAAGTACATTTTAGAACCCCTTCTCTACATCTGTACCAGTAATAATTTCAGTTTCTCCAAAACTTAATGTTAAGTTATAAGCAACTGGTGCCGGTCTATTTTCTTTATCTAGATGAGTAGCCCATACATTATCTGGTGTATATGAGACCTGAACGTTTTTACATACACATGGTTTTATTTTTGGCAGAGAAGTAATATCAGTTCCTTTAAATTTAAACCTAAGTGTAAATGTTTTTGGTACAGTTAACCACCTATCACTTGCAGTGTCTATGGCATCTATACCAGAACCGCCCTCGCCGCCCGATAAATTAGGGAGAGCATATTGTCTAATTGTTTTAATTATCTTTTTAATTGTATCTTGTTCTGATTTACTTCTTGGTACAAGTTTCCATGAGAGGTCAAATTGTCTCATGCCAATTCCCTTAAATACTTGTTCTTTATATGGATTAGCAATTTTTCCTGCTAGATTTTGAGTAACAACATTTGCTTTATCACCCAATGCAGCAACGATTGCGCTAATCTGACCGGCACCAGCAGCCTGCTGTACTGCACTGCTGGCCCCTCCAGCATCTCCGTCTAACAATCCCTTTGCCATTGCTGGAAGCATTTTGCCAATAACTCCAACGTCGTCTTCGTTCCATGTTGGTTGATCTGTATATTGTAAGTTATCTGGCACTGGTAGTAGTACATGTGCAATTGTGTTTGATTTTCCTCTTGATTGAATATCAGTAAAGTTATATGGTGCGGCCGTTCCTAAGCCGCCGCCAGGAGTATATAAAACATCACTTGATTTAACAAATTCTTTGATTTCTATATGTAAATAATCAAAGGCATCTACTAGGTTATTTGGCCAGTGTAATCCACTAGGGGATCTTTCGGATATATTTGTTGCGCCACTTGATGTTGAATAACTTTTTGAAGCCGTAGGCATAAATATTTCCTAGAGTGTTTAAAAAATATAAATGAATACTTTGCAAGGAAAATTTATTCCTCTAAATGCATCCAAGTATCGTGGAGATTACCGTAATATTATTTATAGATCTTCTTGGGAATTAAAATTTATGAAATATTGTGATTTAAATCAAAATATTTTGGAGTGGGGATCTGAGGAAATTGCTATTCCATATAGATCTCCGTTGGATGGTAAAGTTCATAGATATTTTGTTGACTTTTATATTAAAGTTAAAGATATAAATGACAATATACAAAAATATTTAGTTGAAGTAAAACCAAAAAAACAAACAAGAGAACCAAAGAAACAACAAAGGATGACTAAATCATACATTTATGAAGTGACTGAGTATGTAAAAAATCAAGCTAAGTGGGAAGCAGCTAGAGAGTTTTGTGACGATAATAGAATGCAATTTAGAATAATTACAGAGGACGAACTAAAGGTATGAATCAACTGCGCGGTGGAGATTCAATTACCAAGAATAGTAACCTAACTATCTTTCAAGAGATCAGTCAATTAGCAGGCACAGAACCAAGATCATATTCTTGGTATAGAGATACCGTGCGGGCTCTTGCAACTACTCATGATGTATATAAAACTATGGGATCACTAGAGGATACGATGGTTCCATCTGGCGGCGAATTGTATATGTTTGAATATAAGGCAACCTATGCATCTAAATTAAAATATTATGATGAATTTCCGCTAGTTTATGTTTTAGACGGTGGTAAAAAATTTTATGGTGCTAATTTACACTATCTAAATCACAGATCAAGAATGAATGTAGTTCTTGGACTGGAAAATGGACGAGCAAAATTTCCAAAACAATGTTACCATTATTATGTTCTTGCAGGATTAGAAACACCATTGTTTAAAATAAATAGATCAGATTATAAAGCAGCTATATTTCTTCCGACTGAGAATTTTGTTTCTAGGAGAAAGGGTATGTACCAACAATATAGTAAATCAGCAGTTTGGGGAGAAACTAATCAATGACAATAGAAGAACTATTAAAGATAACATTTAATCCTGAAAATCTGGAAATGACAAATTTTGCAGATTTTAAATCTGCAGTACAAAAACATGGGTTTAGTCTAAATAACTTTTATGATGTTATATTTGAAATAAATCCTCTCTCATCTTTATATCGAGCTTTAATAACATCTTACTCAACTACTGATGTTAATGTTTTACGGATGATGAGATTGTACACAGATGAATGTACAATTCCTGGTATTCAAATGTCAACTGGTGAGTATAGAATTAATAATACACCTCAGTTAAAATATGTGTATGGTTCTGTTTTAAGTGAAACTAATTTTTCATTTATAATGGATGCAGATTCCACAATCAAAAAGCTATTTGATATTTGGACTGCTTACATGCATGGATATGCAATTAACAGTGGGCCTCCTGTGGGAAATGGAAATTCACTTTCTCATAGAATGAGAACACGATATAGAGATGATTATGCAATTGATATTATAATTATTAAATATGAAAAACCACCAAGCAGCCGTAAAAATTATACAAAAAAAGTAAATGCATTTAGAAAAAAAGATATTATACCAGATATTTTAAAGGATCCTGCTATAGATGGAGTCGATAATCCACAAGATGAATTTTCTAACTTTTATAAAGCAGTGCCAGTCCATTCAACTAGATTATTTAAAGCTTTTCCTTCAAATATAGCTTCAGTCCCGCTGAATTCTGGTGCATCTTCTCTGAATAAATTATCAGTTTCATTCGAATATGAATCTTTTACCACAAGTGCTTTGACTGGATTCAATAGTGTCTTTAACGGTGTTCGAGATGCTGTAAATCATTAATAAATAATCACAGATAATTATTCTATATTATAAGGAGTTGTTATGCCTTTACCAAAACTTGTTACGCCAACATATGAGTTGGAACTTCCATCTACTGGACAAAAAATTAAGTATCGTCCGTTTCTAGTTAAAGAAGAAAAAATTCTTCTTCTTGCTATGGAATCTGAGGATGAAAAACAAATGACCGAAGCAGTTAAAACAATTCTAAAAAATTGTATTCAAACTACAAAAATTAAAGTTGATGAATTAGCATTATTTGACATTGAATATATATTTCTTAATATTCGTGGCAAGTCTGTTGGAGAACAAATTGAACTTACAGCAACGTGTCCAGATGATGGCGAAACTACAGTTCCAATAAAAATAGATATTGATGATATCAAAGTAAATAAACAAGAAGGTCATGAGAACATTATTGATATGGGATCTGGTATTTCTATTGTGATGAAATATCCAAGTATGGATCTATTTGTTAAGAACAATATTTCATCTAACCCAGATGTTGATGATGTGTTTGATATTGCTGGATCATGTATCTCTCAAATTGTAGAAGGTGAAGATGTATATGAGACAAGTAATTTTTCTAAAAAAGAAGTTAAGGAATTTCTTGAGGGCATGAGCTCGCAACAATTTATTAGTGTGCAAAAATTCTTTGAAACTATGCCAAAACTTACTCATAAAGTTACTATTAAAAATCCCAATACTGGAGTTGAGAGTGAGATTGTAATTGAGGGACTCGCATCTTTTTTCGCATAGCACTATCTCATGAGAATATAGAAAATTTTTATGCAGTTAACTTTACTCTCATGCAACATCATAAATATAGTCTAACCGAACTTGATAATATGATTCCTTGGGAAAGAGAAGTTTATATTCAAATGTTAATTGACTACATTAAAGAAGAAAACGACAGACAAAAACAAAGGATGAGCGGTTAAAATGCTAGGAATTGGTGCTTTATTTGGTAGAGCTGCGCTGGGCGCCGGAGCTCGTGGTCTCGCTGGCGCTGCAGTTCGTGGTGTCACTGGCGCTGCAGTACGTGATGGAATTGGTTCTACTATTGGAAGAGGAATCCGAGGGGTCGCTGGAACAGCCTTTGGTGGTAGAAATAAAGAAGATCAGACAGTACAACCAGTTAATGTCAGTGTCGTAGAAGGGTTTGCATCTGCTGTAAAGGGGTCAACTGCCGGCGGAGGGGGAGGAGCTATAGTGCCAACTGGCGGCGGAGCACTTGTATCTAGAAAGTCATCTGCAATAGTAAAGTCTGGCGGTTCCGATATACTTAGTAAGTTTGATGTATTGATTGGTGCATTTAAAAAATTAATAGAAATAGAAGAAGAAAATAGAAAAAAACTTGAAGATCAAATTTTAAATTTTGCTAGAAGTTCTGAGAAAGATGCAAGATCCTCAGAACAATCTGGGCAAGAAACCTCCAAAGAAAAGTCTGATAAAAATCCAATTATAGAAGGCGGTAAAAAAGCATTTACGGGTATCTTTGATTTTATTACAAATTTAGTTTCTGCTTTTATTAAGTATAAAATTTTAGAATGGATTTCAAAACCAGAAAATAGTAAAGCCATACAGAATACAATACAGTTTTTTATGAATGTTGGAAAACTGTTAGGATTCCTTGGCAAATTTCTTCTTGGTCCAATATTTAATATTGTTAAAGAACTTGTGACGGGAGGTTTTAAAGTATTTGGCGAATTAATAGAAGCAATAGTTAATATATTTTCACTCAAGTGGTTGACAAATCCTCTTGGGTTTATAAAAGATTTGTTTGATATACCAAAATCAATTGCAGATATGGCAACCAATGTCATTAAATCTGTTATAGATTTTCTAACGTTTGGATTGGTGAGTGGTGCAGCTGATTTAATTGGCAATGCCATCAAAGGTTTCTTTGGTATAGGAGAAGAAAAAAAAGAAACGGTTACAGAAAATTCTAGTACAGATGCTCCTCAACCACAAAAACAAGAAAATCCACTGCAAAAAACTACAAACTTTATTAAAGGTGTTGCTGGCGCTGTATTAAATCCGATAGGTGCTATTAAAAATATGTTCGGCGGCGGGGATAAGAGTGGTGATGAAACTCCACAACTAAAAGAAGGTGGAGTTGTTAGTAAAGATGGAGTTAAGGTAGAACCTTTAGACGGTCTATCTAAAATTTCTGGTGTAGGTAATTACATTGGAAAAACCATAAAAATGTTTATGAACTTACTAACCATGCCATTTAAGTTAGTGGGTGCCGCAATGATTGCTTTGATAATGAATACTGTTGGAAAAATTCCTGGAATTGGACCATTTATTAAACCAATTCTTCAAAATATAATTTCTAAATTTGACTTACCACCTTCTCTTGCAAGTATGGTATTAGGCAAAAGTCCAGAGAAAAGGAAAGAAAAAGAGAAAGAAAAAAAGAAAAAGAAAGAGGAAAAGAAACCTGCTGCAGGGGGCCCCGCCGGGGACTCTCCGCCAGCAGATCCACCTGCTAAATCTGGAGCTCAAGGTGGAGGTGCAACCGGCGGGTCTACAAACACTGCAATCGAGAGTATAAAATCTGTTGATGGGATGAGAGAAGATGGAACTCTTAAGGGAGTAAAAGGAACAGAAAGAATAGTTGGTAATACTAGAGGTGGAGGAAATACAAAAGAATATTCACCAGGAACAGGATTGATGCCAGTAGATGGCGGAAACCGAAAGTATTGGTATAATTCATCTGGGGATGTATTCATGTGGCAAAAACCAGGAGATCCATTAACAGATATTACATCTTCTGGTGATAAACAAATGTTAACTGGTCTTGGCGGACCTTTAGTAAGAGATTTAAAGACTGGACAAGTAAAAATTTTACCTGGAATGGATCAAACTCCAGTTGGATATTTTAGCTATGAGATGGGGGCTACCTTAAAGTCTAAAGGCACCGATGGGCAAGGTAGAAGTAAAACAGGAGCAACTTCAGATGCTTGGGAAAAACCTACAGACAATAGATTTGGACCAACTATACCTTTTGAATCTTCACCACCAACTAAAGCTAAAGGTGGTTGGATTTCTGGACCACAGTCTGGATATCCAGTTTCTCTAGATGGTGGAATGTCAACTGCCTTTATTGGACATGGAACTGAGTGGGTTGGATTTAGAAAAGCTAATGGTGGATCACTGAACAGTGCATTCATAATCCCATATGACACTCCTGCTACCAGAAGTAATGGTGGATTGATTGGTAGAAGAATACGTGAGGCTAAATCTGGTGGATATGCATTACCATATGCATCAGGTGGACCAGTTCATAATACTGCCGCCGAACCAACAGTGACTAAAGGAAGTGGTCAAAACCCAAGTACTGGAGGTCTCCCGGCTGTAATTAATGTTGGCAAACAACTTATATCAAAGGGGTTCACTGTAAAAGAACACCCAAACTTTGCTGGTAGATCCTTTGATCCTTCTGGAAATCAAAGAGTAGGGGGACATAGTAATGGAAGTTTGCATTACAAAAAACTTGCATTAGATGTTACTGACTGGAGATCTGGTGATTGGTTGGGAAGAACTAAACAGCTGGCAGAAGCTTTATATCAAAAGAGAAATGAATTAAAACTAACTCAAATTATTCATGATCCATGGGGATCTTGGTTTGCTGGTGAGGGAAGTAAAGGTGGTGCCATCGGCGGACACCCAACTCATTTACACCTAGGATTTGCTAGTGGTCCTGGCGGCGATGTTGGAGATACTGGTGCTGGTAGTGAGGCTGCGGGCTCTACTGGTGCCGCAGCTGGGGGAGATACTTCTTCATCGGGGGGCGCTGCATCTTCTGGATTCATGGGTTCTGGAGCAAGTGAGGCTCAATTAAAATACTTGATGGCAAATCTTGGCATGAGTAGTAGTGGGCAACAACTTAGTGATGTTCAAACTAAAAATATTGTAGCGCAGTCTTTTGCTGGTGCTGGAAAACCAGGTGGTGTCCAAGTTATTGCATCAGAAAATAAAGATATTTCTAGTGCAACGTCAATGATAGAATCGGGAAATCTGGGCAGAACTCTTCCCAAAGATGGAAAATGGGCAACATATCCCTTTAACTTCTAATATCCATGGATTTAAATTCAATTCTTAACACTGGTATTGATCCAACCACTGGAAAGTATTTAACCTCAGAGGAGAGAAAGAAAGCATTTAAAAAATCCATGGGTATGGGATATGCTTCGGCGACCAAAAAAGGAACTAAAAAACCCCCAATCAAACCTCAATCTGCATTAGTTAAAAGAGATAAATTAGAACGAGATAGAATTAAAAAAGAATCGGCACTAGTTAAACAACAGAACGATAAACTTGGTTTGAAATTAGAATTATTAACCAAGTTGGTTAATAATTTATTTCAGATGCGTTCTGAAAGAGTTAGACTTGAGTCAAAGTATGCAGAAACTCAAAAAAAAGTAAAAGAAAGAGAAAGCAAAAAATCAGAAGAACAATCTATGGAATCTTCTGGTGGTCGATTTGGATCTAAATTTCTTAATAAAGTAGGAAAGAAAGCAGCAGAGAAGGTTGGATTTGGTTTGTTTAGTATTCTCAAAGCCATACTTACATATGGAATTTTAGATTGGATTTCAAAACCAGAAAATAAAGAAGCTGTTTTGTTAATGGTTAAGGGTTTGATGGGAGTATTCAAAGTATTCTCATTCTTCGTTGGAACTGCAGTGAATGCAACACTTGGTGGTTTCACAAAACTATTTGGCGGTGGAAGTATTCTTGAAAGAATCTTTGGATTCTTTGAGATGTTATTTGGAATTTTTCTATTCAGAAGAATTCTAAACCCACTGAAACTACTTGGTGATTTGAAGTGGGCTTACAAAAATATAGGAAATTTTAAAGATTTATTTAAAGCTCTTAGTGGAAAAAATCTTAGTAAAGCTGGAGATGCAGTAAAAAAAATATTCCCAACTGCTGCAAGTTTGTTCAAGAAAGGAATACAGGGAGCTGTTCAAAGAATATTCTTAAAAGTATTTGGTAAAGGTATAACCAAATTTATTAAACCGATTGCAAAAACTATAATTAAAACAGTTGTTAGGCCTTTAGCTGGTTTTGTTAAAAGAGTTCCTGTAGTTGGTACTCTATTAGCAATTCCAATCAATATGTTCTTGGGAGATCCTATTGATAAGGCAGTAGTAAAGGCGATTGGTGCTACTCTTGGCACATTTGTTGTTGGTGCTTTAGGTAGTATTATTCCTGGTGCTGGAACTGTTCTCGGTGGTCTTGCCGGAGGTTTGTTGGGAGATTGGTTAGCTGGTTGGTTATATGATGGAGTAATTGCACCTCTTGGCAAGACAATTCAAAAGTCTATGCCTCAGTTGAACACTGGTGGTATTGCATCTGGACCAGATTCTGGATATAAGGTTACATTACACGGGGAAGAAGTAGTTATTCCTGTTAATAAACTTGCTTCAACAATATTAATGCCGTATAAAACAGTAGCTTCTGCCGTTATTGGTGGAACTCTTGGGGTATTAAAATCCATGGGTTCTGTTGGTGCTCTTATGGGTCCAATAGCATTACAAATGTTTAATCCATTCATCAGAATATTTGGATTTACTAAGGATACATTTGCAAGTGGGTTAGGTAAAGGTGCAAATTTATTGATGGGTCCTGCATCTGCTGCAGAATTTCAAGCGGGAGATGAATACCCAAGTGATTCGGCCGAAGATTCGGATGAAGATGACCAGAAGGATAAGTCAGAAAAAGATAATGACTCTAGTAAATCCAACGACTCTGCTGGCGAAGGCACGGATGGTCCTAGTTCATACGAAGCTACTAACTGGAAAAAAGATCCAGCATTTGCTGAAGCAACCAATAAAGTTGCCAAATACTTTAATATTAGAGCAAATGATCTTCTTGGATTGATGGCATCTGAGTCTGGACTGAGACCTAATGCAGATAATGGTAGTCATGTTGGACTAATTCAATTCAGTGCTACCTCAGCAAAAGGAGCGGGGACAACACAAGCAGAAT